CCAGCAGCAGCCAATCCAATTGTTGAATTTAATGTGATAGTTGTGGCTGTGGCGTTAATCGACCCATTCAAGGTCAACTGCGTCATACTGGTCTGACCAGACAACCTTTGGATAAAAACTTGAATTGGTCTTGCTTGGGTTAATTTGTTTGGAATGGTGGCATAGGTAGAAACGCTGATACGGGTAATGCTTAGATCGGCTTGAGTAGAAGAATTTGCCTGACCGGTGCGAATTACATGCTCCATCAGATCAATCGTGTCAGTAGGAAGCGGGTAGGTGTTTAAACCCTGAACAAGGTCAATAGTTCCCTGTTCAATTGTCCACATGTTAATGCCACGGTTTTGCCACTCAATGGTCATTAGGTTCATTGACCTGCGGGCTGTACGCAAGTCATAACCACTACGCATTTCACGCCCAGCACGTTCCCACGATTCTTCGGCGATCTCCGTAAAGTCCATATCAAAGATTGATGTGCCGGTGGTGTATGCCATTATCTAAATCCTGCTGTTTTCTTTGCAATACCTTTAGGCTGGGCTACAAACTGCTTACCCGCCGCCTTACCCTTACGCTTGGCTTTGGTTGTCGCAGCATATTCAGCAGGAGACAAAGACTTGATAGCCGCTTCAGGGAGATACCTCTCACCTGTTTTTGACGAAGGCTTCCCCGACTTAGTGCGCCATTTCTGGTCGCCCCAGTTTTTAAGAGAAGTCTGCGGCGCTTTCAATCTTTGTAACCTCCGCCTGCTGCCTTGTATTTCTTTGCCACCAACTGTGCTTTTCTTGCCGACCACTGACCAGCTCCCGTGCCATGAGTTGCCGCCGCCTTGACCTGAGACACAATCTTTTTACGCAAACTGGGTTTCGTGTAGTTACCAGCTTCATTTACCTTAGACTTTACTTCTCCGCCCTCTTTAAAAACTTCAACGGGGAAGTTCCCATCCTTTTTATGGATGATCCTTGGCTTTTTGATTTTGTCGGGATTAACGGCTCCCATGCCTCTGCTCGGCATCATTAGCACATCATCCCACGAGTCTTGCCACGCTGGGCAATACCGTCTGCACGGCTGGAAGCCGAGCCGCCTTTAGCAAATGCCTTGCCCATTTCCGTCTTGGTTGTGGGCGCAGTCTTTCTCTTCTGATACGCTTCCTCGTCTTTTGCTTCTTGCATAGACTGCTTCTGACCTGCGGTCATTGGCTCTTCTTGAAGTTCTTTGGCTGTAGGGCCGCCTTGTTTGCCACGACCCGCTCCGGCTTTAGGATTCATAAATCCAGACAAACTATTGCCTTGCATGACACGCATAGCTTTACGGTTAGGTACATCGCTTTCACGAAGTTCCGCTTCACCTTTTTTTAGCTTTTCAATTTCAAACTTGTCGTCTGATGTTTTTCCGGGGGACGCAGTATAAGCATATTTCATGGTTCACCTCAATAAGTTTTGCATTTGGTTCTGCCACGCTGGGCAATACCATCAGCACGTTTAGATGCATTTCCGGTTAACCCACCAGAAGCCATCTTCTTGACAGAGCCACCCCGATTCATCCCAAGCTTCAAAGGCTCGTTGCCAATCTCCTTCATAAAAGGAGCTGTCGATTTTGCCTTTTTGCCCATTTGAGCCAATTTCTTAGCAAGCTTTGCTGCGGCAGATATTGCGCTTCCGCCGGGAATTGGCATTACATCTGTATCAGTGACGATGGCTTCAGCTTTCTCACGCTCACTGCGCTTGGCCTTACCCGCTGGAGTTGCCGCCTCTTTGTTTGCTTTGTCGTAATCAGCCTTACGTTGAGCATCCTTTTGTTTGGCGTAATCTTGTAGCTGTTGAGCTGTTGGCCCTCTGCCGCCACCTGATCCGCCTTTTGATGGCTGGACTGACGGTTTGGGAGTAGGTGGCTTTTTCTTAGGAGCAGGTGGGTTGGCTGGAGATGAGGGTATAACGCTTGGCGTAACCGAGCGGTCTTGACCCTGAGAAGTATTGGGAGACATGCTGGTTGGGCGCTTTGAAATAGCCTCACGAATACTTTGATTCATTGCAGAATCAGCGGCTGGAGACACAAGAGCTGGAGTCGGTGCTTCTCTGCGGCGATCAAAGTATGTGGAAGCAGTAGGCACAGACCCTTGATCGACATCAGCACTTGGTTTGGCGGATCCCATGCCAAAAAAGCTCTTAAAGGCCTGAAGATTTTTTTCACCCTGCGCTCTACGGCGGTCAAAGCTTCCGGGTGTGACGATACCAGTGCGTGGATCGGTGTCCCCAATCTCATCATCAGAGCGAGTCCGAAGGACTCCGCCTTCGTCAAAACGTTTTTTCTTCATAGTTTTAGCCATGATTCACCTCTTAGCATTTACCGCCACGATTCATTTTTACTTGAGTACCTTGGGTTTTGCCTTTACGAGCAATACCGTCAGCACGACTAGATGCAGATCCACCCTTGGCGTAGGCCATACCGCCACCCATCATTTTTTTAGCTACACCACCGTGAGCCATTTTGCCCTTGCCGTCTGCGGCAAAAGCTGGAACTTTTTGTCCGTCTTTCATAACCATAGGCATACCGCCGCCAGCCATCTTTTTTGCACCCTTCATCTCAGCCATCTCATGCTTGACCATAGACTTAGGAGCGCCCTTGGCTTTCATAAAGCCAATTTCTTTTTTAACCATTGCTTTAGATTCTTTCATGTCACCACCTTGTTTAAACGTTTTGCCTTTGTCGGCCTTGCTGAAATCTTTACCCACAGACTGTGGGACTCCCACTTTCTTGGCAAAAGATGGGTTGTTCGCCACCGCAGCCATGAAATTGTGTTGCTTCTTACTTGTGCTGGGCATCTTTATCGCCCCGCTTGAATAAGTTGGTCAATTTTTGCTTCCAGCTTGTTAAAACGCTGGTCAATGTGGTCAGTAATTCTTTGCACTTCTGCGTTAGTTGCGTAATCACGGGCTATTTCCTCTCGTGTTCGGTTAAGTAATATGTTTAAACGATTTAGTTCATCAAATTTTTCACGAATGAAAAACCACAGTCCACCCATCAGGACAGATAAGCCAGCAGACCAAATGGTGTTGATGTCCATTACAACATCCGTCCTTTTGTTTTTCCTTTTTGGGCTATACCATCTGCTCGCTTGGAGGCGCTAGAGACTTTACCGCCGCCCTTCATTCCCCTGCCAGCAACGCCTGTAGGATTTGAATAGTCCAAGCTTACATCGCCACCCATATCTTCGTAATCATCTGATTTAGAAGAATCGGAAGCAGTGGCATCTTTACCCGTCATAGATTTTGCACCTGCGGCAAGAGCGGAAGCGCCTGCGCCTCTGGCAACCGTGCGGCTTACAGCACGATCTTGCGCCATCTCAAAGGCTCGCTTTGCAGCGCCTTTTGCCTTGGTTGGCTTTGCTGTTAATTTTTTAAGGTCGTCTAAAGTGCTGGAGCTTCCCTTGAAAGAGGGCATACTGCTCCATTTTGTCCCTTTGATGGAAGAGCTATATCCGCCACCGCCACCGCCACCCTCAAGAAGCTGGTCATCGGTTGGTTTTTTCCCAATTTTTGCCATTTAAACAAACCTACCCTTCGTTTTGCCTTTAGTAGCACAACCATCGGCTTGAGTTACATATCCGCCATCAGCGCAATTCCATGCACGAAGGCTTTTGTTAATCCTCGAATCTGGATCCTTGGCGGTCTTTTCGCTCGTCAATTTCTTCTTCATGCCTTCCATACGGGCGCAGAAAGAGTCTCGCCGTTTGCCGCCCTCTGGCTGTGGAGGCTTCAGATTCATCCCTTGTTTCTTGGCAGAGGCTCGCCCTTTGGCGTTCAATCCGCCCTTCTCGCTCTTGCCTTCTTTTCTCTGCCATGCTGGACTAGCCATTTGCAACTTTCAATTGAGGTTTTGAACGATCCTTAAGAAGTGGCCTCAAAACATCTTTCTCAAAGTCCCGTGTAAATTCTTCTGTGCCAATATGGGGAAGACTAATCATAGGATCTAAGTAAATCTTAAATCCTTCAGTCCTTGCTCTCAAACAGAAAGCATAGTCTTCGCCAATATATTGACCATCAAGAATCATAAAGTCAAAGATGGCGTGTTCTGTTTCGCCGTCACCATCGCCTTTGTATTGCCACTCAGGATGCTTCTCAATCATGTGTTCAAACACATGGCG